ATGGACATTCGGCCACAGAAGATCATCGTACTCTCCAACTATACGATTGAGCAATGCTTCAATCGCCGTGAAGACTACGAACCTCTCAGCAGACGCTTCAAGGTCATCCAGTTCCCCGAAGGAAAACAGGAAGCGACATTCCGTGCACAGCTCCAGCCAAGCCAGACCAGCCCGGAGTCCGAAACAACGAACGAGTCGTTGCCTATCTTGACACAAGAAGACGAGCCCCTTCTTGATCTACCCACGTGGGATTGGAGTGGTCTCTTCGACGAAGGACATCTATCACCCATGCTATAAGCTTTACATTGGGGAGGGTCGGCCGGATACGGCAATTAGACCGACCCACTTCGTGGGTCCCCGGTCTAACAGCCGACGGCCTGCTAGAAATAAATAATACATAGTTGCAGCGCTTCGCTCGCTTGGCAAATGCTTGATGCAAAATCCTCTTGAATTTCATCCTATTTATAGAGAGTAGGGTTAGGTTACCTACCCCTACTTGAAGTACTGGTGCAACATTCGTGCAACCTGGCGGGTTTGAGGTTTTTCTTCGGGTAACCTTCGTGCAACCTGGCGGGTTTGAGGTTTTATAGACCTTTGGGAAGGGTCACGCGACCCTTCAGCCTCCGCCTTTGGGGTTTGGAAGCTCACTTCTCAATCTTCCTCCGACCACAACAATGGCCTCCACCCCATCCAACTCTCCCGCGACCGGTCGATCGGAACTACAAGACACTATCGGAGAATGGCTCCTCAGCGACACGCGTGCCCGACACAACGAGACACGCAGACAACTCTCGATCGCTCAACAAGAGCTCCGTGACGAAGAAGAACGTCATGCTGGAACGCAAGAGCTACTCACTGCCAACACCCGATCGATGCGAATTGGGTTCAGCCTCCGCCGTGGCATTGACAACATCATCAACGACCTCGAAATCCTTCTCAGTCTGACCGACGATGTCGACATCACTCGCAACACCATCCAACTCGTTCGTGCGAACCTCGTCATGGCTATCGAGATTGCGGCTGCCTCGAATGATCTCGTGCAGCTACGTGAAGTCATCGATCTGACTACTGACGAAGAAATGACAGACGATGAAGACATGTTCGAGAATCTCATCGAACTATGAATAAGAAGTGTATAGTAAGTATACTATACACTATACTAGTATACAATAGTATACTATACCATAAGCTATACGCTATACATAAACTATACGTTTCATTCAAGTGATAACTCTCTACGTTTATTATCACTTTAACTACACAATATATAAAATATCTAAAAGAAAGCTTGGTTCAAAGAACCGCTACGAGGATCACGACGAACACCCGGGCGATAGCGACGCACTATGCTCGGGTCATACGGAAGGTCTCCAACAGGACCCTTCCGTTGAAGTTCAACGTGACCTACGTCAGGAGGCAGCGCTGGCTCCTCCCGACCAGGTGTCTCACCCGTAGGAGTGATGACAACCTCTTCAACAGCAGGTTGGTCCGGATTAGGTATTCCATACCGCTTCCGTTTACCACCAGCGTTGTATTCAATGCTCTCAGCCGCAGCAGCAGCAATAGCTACTTCAGGGGCATCGGCATTGACATCAGGAACATCCCGCATGGCATGCATAACACGGTACACCGTGTCCATGATACCTTGAGCAGGACGGTCCTTGAAACTTTCCATCAAAGTGATAAATCTATCAACGGAAGTTTCAGCAAAATGCTTACCTTCGATAAGCTTATCGAAAGCCCCTCTAGCAATAGGGGGAATAAGCTGGCGAATATCTGACAACAGGGTATCCATATAAACAGGATCAAACACATTAGGTTCGACAGGACGAACCTTAACGGACCCAGAGTCAAATTTCTCCACAAATTGAGCCTTCTGTCCAACAGAAAGCTCCCGGAATGGCTTATAGCCATACTTCGACCTTGGATCAACAACCGCGGACGAAGTCTTCTCGCTGTAACTCGAATCTACACTAATTCATCAAACGATTGCTATCATTAACACCAGGAATTCCTCCAATCCAAGGGGATGGAGCACCAGTAATATAAGCAGTTGCATAATTACCGGCGGCGCGAAGGGCCTCACGGCCAATGGCGCGAACTGCATGGCCAATGGCTTCGTTTTCTTCACCCTCCAGAATAATTCCAGAGGACTTAGCAGAAAGTCGAGAGACATCCTCCATCTCACGAACATTAAAGTTCGCAGCTGGAGTAGAACCCAAAGTCAAAGTAGAACTAAACTTTGGGAGAGCTTCGAAGTGACAGATATTTTCAATACTCAAGTTCGAAGACAGCACAGGAGCACCTTCGGTGGCAATAATAATTGAACACCAGCCGGTCTCAAAGTGCAACTCGTTAACACCGATAGCCGACACAAGATCTGAATCGGTATCGATATAACGCTGAGCGGTAATGTCGATAAACTTATTGACAACCGTCACAGAACGCTGTGTCAAAGACGCCAGCGTAAAACGACGATAAAATGGAAGGTTCGTCATCTGGGAAATATTCAAAGGAAGTTCCCAGTTTGCACTGTTATGCTGCGACGACGGATAGATTCCAATATGGACAAATCCTGTCGCAAGAGTCGGTGACAAAGCACTCGACAACCTCACACCGTGACTGACGGGACGAAGACCAATAAAATTGGCAGCCGCGTCAGTTGAATACGCAGACTCGGTGGAGGCAGCAGCGTACGTACCCCACGTCCACGCAGTAGAAGAACTATTCGTGGACGCTGCAACCATGTAGCGCATATTAGGTTGAAATGCTCTACAAATAGCCAAATCGGTAGCAGCACCAGTGATTGCAACACGATCTTCGGCTACAAATGTGTCACTTGGCTGGGTGTTAGAATCAGGGATTTTAACACCCATAACCCGTTTATCAAACGGATTAACCTGACCCAACTCAAACTGAGTTAGAGTTGCGGCGGGACGACGGCTCGTAGCCCGACCATTCGGATATCGAGGAGCAGCACGACGACGATAAGATCGACGACGAGGAGCAGCACGGCGGTAACGACGCGCCGGTGCACGACGATAAGATCGACGCGATGCACGACGCGGCGCGGGACAAGAAACACATACGTTGGCCATAAAGTTCTTAACTTGAAGTACGGGTACTTCAACACTTGTGTCCAACGAAGAAAGTTGAAGAATGAGAACATTCAGGTTAGGGGAGAACCCCAAACTTCAACTAACACAGATGACACATCTGTGTACATGTGGAGTGAATGTGTACCCATACAGAGTGATGGTCCACACCTCCACATCAGGGATAAGGTAATACTACGGCCACACTGCCGTGTAGCCTCGGGCTGCGCCCGCCTTATCCCTGAAAGCCAAAGCTCATTCTCCAATTCGCCATGGACAAACAACAACGACAACTCAAGCTTCGCAGTCGTGATTGGTGCTTCACACTCAGCAACTACTTGCCGACCGATGAAGCTCTCCTCCAACAACTCGACACCAAGTATCTCATTTATGGACGAGAAGAAGCGCCGACTACCGGTACACCGCACCTACAAGGATACGTGTACTTCAAAGAAGCAAAAACCGGAAGCGCCGTCGTCAAGCTTCTTCCTCCCAAGACACACATCGAAAAACGCAACGCCAAAGACATCGACGACGCGATCGACTATTGCACCAAGTATGGAACGAATCCAGACTTCCACGAGCAAGGCTCGCGGCCATGCAACAAGCAAGAACAAGGTCGCAGGGGGAAAGAAGCAAAGAGTTGGGCAATTAAAAAGGCTCGTACAGGACAACTCAGCGAGATTGAAGAAGAAGAACCAGGGATCTTCCTACAGTACGGCCCCAGACTCGAATCGCTCTACGAACGAAACAACGAGCCACTATCGGTCTTACAACACGAATGGTGGGTCGGCGAGACTGGCACCGGGAAAAGCAAGCTACTTCACCAACTTTACGCAAGCGGAAAGACGGGCAAAGATAAACGCTACAACAAGGACATCAACAAGTGGTGGGACGGCTACAAAGACCAGACAGTGGTGGCTATTGAAGAATGGAGTCCTGACGTTGTACCCGGATTAGTGCAAAAGCTGAAGAAATGGGCAGACCACAACCCATTCAACGGGGAGATCAAGGGGGGCACCCTCATGGACATTCGGCCACAGAAGATCATCGTACTCTCCAACTATACGATTGAGCAATGCTTCAATCGCCGTGAAGACTACGAACCTCTCAGCAGACGCTTCAAGGTCATCCAGTTCCCCGAAG